CAAAATGTTAGTTTAGGTGTTAAAGAGTCGTGAAAAATTGGAAACAACACTGTGAATATAAGAAGAAGTGGTTCGAGTTCACAGAATATACCCCTCATAGGGGGCAAGAGAAAGTCCATTTTCCAGAAGAGTATGCTCCTTATAGAGTGTACGTTTGTGGAAGAAGGTTTGGAAAGACGCTATCTGCCGCTAAAGAGTTGGAGGTTACAATGTCTTTACCTGAAACAAGGTCTTGGATTGTAGCCCCTAACCATAATCTTACAGATTTAGTGTTTCGAGAGGTCTGGAAGACTTGTGTTCATAATGAAAAGATGAATATAAGATCAAAGTCTAATCGTAAGGGTGAGAAGTATTTAGAGACAGCTTGGGGTTCTACCCTCCATGCCAAAAGTGCTGAGAATCCTGATTCTCTTATCGGAGAGGGATTAGACAAAGTAGTCATGGATGAGGCTGCAAGAATGAAGAAGGTCATTTGGGATGAACTCTTACAGCCAACTTTGGCAGATAGACATGGTGAAGGGATATTCATAACCACACCAAAAGGGTATAATCATATCTATGATAAGTATGTTTTGGGACAGAAAGACCCTGATTGGTTCTCTTATCAAGCTCCATCGTGGGTTAATCAACATGTCTATCCTGGTGGGAAGAGAGATAAGTTCCTGCTGTCAGTTAAGAGAAATCTAACAAAGGAATCATTCGATCAAGAGTATGGTGCTAAGTTTACAACGTATGCAGGCAAGGTCTATCCATTTGATAGGTATTTGGATGTTGGTGATTTCCCCTACAATCCAGACCTACCAACTTACTGTTCTATTGACTTTGGGTATAGGATGCCTGCCGTCGGATGGTATCAAACTGATTCAAGAGATCACATTTATAAGATAGATGAGATTTCTCACGAAACAAATATAAAAACAGAGGTTCTTGCAAGAAGGATATTGGCAAAACCTTACAGAGTTATTAAATACTTCGGAGATCCAGCAGGTACAGCAATAGGTGGGTCAGGTATCGGAGATATAGAAATATTTAAAAGGCATGGGATAAAAGTACATTACAAGAGAGATAAAGTCTCCAAGGACATCCCAGCAGGTATTGAACATGTTAGAAGTTTTATGGAAAATGCGAACGGTGAACGGAAGTTCCACGTCCATAAGAAGTGTGTAAACTCAATAGATGATTATGAAGCTTACAGTTATCCAGAAGATGACGGTAAAGAACTTAAATTGAAACCAAAAAAAGATGGGCTTCACGATCATACTTGCGATGAAACAAGATACTTCGTTATCAATCGCTACCCAATAAGACGAGGAAGATTCACACTATTAGATAGGAGTTGGTAATGTTATCAGACGAAACAATAAAAAATGCCTTACAGGATTTAAAATTAGAACGGATAAGAATGAGAGATGAGGAAGTCAATAAACAACTGGACTACTACTCCTCTAACACCAATAAATATACTTCAGAATATTTCGATGGGGCTACATCAAAAGAAGCTCCAATGTCAAACTATAACTTCACTGCAAGATTCATTGATAAGATGAGTAGAATATACCAAGCAGGTGTTAAAAGGAATGGTGGGGCGAAATACAGTGATATGATCCTCAACAAAGACGTTGCCATGAAACATCAAGAAAAGATGTCCAATTTGAACGGGAGTATGGCTATTCTCCCCTCTCTTGGTGAAAGTCTCATTTACAAGTATCAACAGATTTATAAGTTTGTTCCATTCTTTGGGAAGGATGCTCTCAACCCAATAGCTGTAGCATATCCTATAATGCTTCCTGTTTCAGATCCTTCAAATACCGCAGAGCTTGGGTGGGGTTACTATGATGATACAGTGTATAAACAATTTGATAACGACGGTGGGGTGATACACGAGAGTACAATTAATCATGGATTAGGTATCCTACCCGTCATCTTCACACACAAGGATCACCAACTCGACGAGTTCTTCGTTGAGGGTGCTACCGATATTATCACTGCTAACGAGCAAGTAAATGTAACAATGACCGAACTTGCCGTTGGGAGTAGGTATCAACTCTGGGGTCAACCCTGGATGACTGGGGTAGATTCCGATAAATCCTATTCTCGTATGGGTGTCAACAATATCATAGCTCTGGACGACCCCGACTCCAAGTTTGGGATCGAGAGTCCTGGAGGCGATCTCGAGACCTCTGTAGACCTTGTTAAGTTTATGGTCGAACTTGTTGCTCAGAACAACCATCTCTGGATTACCTGGAGTGAGCAGGGTGGCGAAGTCCCCTCTGGTATCTCTTTGATGATAAGGGATTTGGAGAGACATGAGGACTATGTAGACGATATAGAGCTTTGGAGGTTGTACGAAGATCAGATTTATGAAGTTGAGAAAGCCCTTGCAAAAGCGAGAGGCGTGACCCTTGACGAGAAACTTGGTTTGGACTTTATTCCACCTGAGTACCCTCTTAGCACTAACGATCAGATTATTTGGGATGACCATAGACTTAGATTAGACTTAATAACAAATGCAGAACTTACTTTGGAATATAACGAAGACCTTGGCACTATAGCTAAAGCTAATAAAGCTTGGGAGAAAAGGAAGAAAATAAATGATAAGAATAGAGACAAACTTCAGCTTCCAAAAGTTAGCGACCCAGCTCCCAAAGTTGATAACAGGATTGACCAATAGAGGGGCTTTAGACGCTAAAACGCAGTCGGGAAAAACCTTAAGAGGAGGTCTAAAAGGATTAGAAGAGTCCACGTTAGAAACAAGATCCCTCCGAGGACAAGGTAAAAAACCGTTAATCGCTGATGGAGGACTCTTAGGTTCTCTGAAATCTTCAAAGAGTAAACTCAGTTTCTTTCGGTATGGGCTGTATCAAGAAGAAGGTTTTGTAACCAAGAATAGGTTCTTTGCAGGGGATAAGCTGTTTAATTTCTACAAGAAAGGTAAAGGGGTTCAAGTTCCAGGTAGACCTTGGGTATTTAGAGAGTACACCCCTGAGAACATTAAGAAGTTCTTTCAAGGGTTTAGGAAGGCTTTGAAGAAATAAATCCAATCTGAGCCTTCTCTCCTTTACCGAATTTCAACTCACACTCACTAAAAACCGCCTGCGAGTAGTCCTCTCCTATATAAGCTACTGTGTACTTGACCATCGACCCCTCTATTATGGCGTTTACTATGATACCTGTACCACCGTCATACATCTCTACTTTCGTTCCTTGTTTGTAAATCTCCATGCTAATAAATCCTTATGTGAAGTCTGTCCTTCTTCGTACAATTCTATGAAAAAACCTTTGTAAAAAACCTTACCAAATAAATAAAGACGTTTGATTAAAGAGCCGTCCTCGTGGATTATTTCAACTTTATACACGAACTATCTTTCCATCTACAAGATGATACGAAGGCACTTTACTATTCCATCCTAATTCTATCTCATCGAAATATTCACAATCAAATTGAATGGTAAAGCTTTGCGTTTCCCAATGCCTTTCTATCTCACGAACACTCGTACCATATTTCTCAGAGAATACTTCTAAGCAATCCTCAAGGGATTTATACATAGATATGTATGCGTCACTAAATACAATATTCCCTACCTTAGCTTTCTCCACCACACCCCATTTCTCCTAAAATTTGAAAATTTAACGTCAAAAGGACAAGAGAAAGTATAATCTCCAACTCCTCTAAAGTCTTCTTCTCCATAAACGTCTTACAGAGTTCAAGATATTCATCATTCATCTCTTTAATGCGTAAGGCTGTTTCAACCTTCATAATTCGCCTCAGCTAATAAGATTTCTTCATGCCACTCTTCCAAGGCTTCCTTTGTAGGTCTTCCAGAAGGTAACTGTGGGACACCAATATCGTCTGCCCTTCTCTTCCACTCATTATGCTCGTTACGCATACGATTAGTACGCTCACCCTTTGTCTCAAAATTAATCTCAGGCTCGACAATCTCAACCTTGCCCTCTTCTACAGGCTCTTGAAGCTTCTGCCACTCAGTAAAAGGAGCTGTTATAGTAATATCAACCTTCTTCTGTATCCTACCTCGGAGTTCACTCAAATATTTGGCAGCACTCACGTCACCCTCCAAAGCCTTGTTAACCATCGCCCTGTCTACTTGAGGAAGGAAGGAGTCTAAGTAAATATCAGCTTCTTTATGGTACGCTTTGACGAAAACAGGGTCTCTACGCCACTTATACAGAGCCGTCCTGCTACATCCTGTCTCCTTAGCTACCGCATTAAAACCCTTCTTTGGGTCTTGAATCATAATGTTAATAGCCTTCTTCTGTAAAAGACCAATACCAGTACCATCCTTAACTATTGCTATGTCGTTTCTACGGTGTTTCATTTAATACTCGCCTATAGCCTTTCTCTTGTTTGAGCCTTCAACTAAATTAGTGAATTCTTCCTCATTCATATTCTTAATCATCTCTAAAGCCCTATTTAATATTTTACTACCCTTATCCTCGGTCAACTGAAATGATCCTCCACATATACCACTGGTTCTTATCGGTATTGGAGTAGTACATACAATATCCAAAATATCACTATCAGAATAGACTATTGTACCGCATTTCCAACATTTAAAAGAATTCATTCCCCTGAATTATCCTTCGACTCCACTATACAAGTTATATCCATGAGCTCACCTAAGAAGTTCCGCAACTCAGCAGGGGGCATGTACTTGTCAAATGAACTCAGGTTGATCTTCTGGTAGCCGTTCTCGTCTACATATACCTCAACCTCCGCATCTCCCATCTGACATACATAACTCTTATTTCTTAAGAATATCATTATCTCTCCTATATAAAACTGTAGCTACCCTCAAAACTTTTCTACTGTATGCAGGATTATCCTCATACTCGCAAGTAGATGAAGCAAGAAGCCAACCCCTCTCTCCCATACGATTAATCCTATTCTCGTATTCAGACATCAACTCGCAAGCACTACGTTCAACTACCTTCAATTTAAAGTCAATCGTCGACTTCGCCATTCTCATACTCCTCTATCTTCTTAAATAATAAATCCAACGCACGACCAAAAGTCGATAAATCCATGTCAGGAGTCGCTATCTGATAAATAGTATCTTCGTACTTTGCACTTATAGTATAACCACTCGTCTCTATATTAAAATTAACATCTAACTTCCAGTCTAACTTATATGTCTTATTTTCCATACAATAATATACGGACTCTAACTAATACAAAACAAGAGAAATCCGATGTAGTTCTTTTGAAATGTGAGAGTAGTCTGATGTAGTTCTTTTGACCAAAAATGTGAGAGGTGGATATACATACCACATATCATGCCAGTCCGCCTTACACCTTCCGTTTTTACAAGTTGTTACATAAAATAAAACTTGCAAAGTACCTGGAAATTTCGTAGCAATATTTTCGCTTGTTATTGTATGCATGAAATACTGACCAATCCACAGCATGAAATACTGACCAATCCACAGCATGAAATACTTGCTATAGCCAGCGGTGGAGCATCCTAAGTAACATCATTAAATAACAGTATGTTAATTTTTCGGCTAAATTGCTGAAAATGGCTGATATTAGCTGATTTTTGGCATAATTACTACCTTTGAGCCAGATTCGTAGGTAATTTCGTCAGGATATTACATTAAACTTGGCTGCTAATATTAAGGATATAGGTTTAAATATCCGTCGATATGGTCGTTTACAGTGCCATTTAGAGTGTCAATACAGTGTCATACAGGCGTTTAAATGCTTAATTCATAGTAATATAGCCAATAGTGTGTTAAATAGTGTGTGTTTTGTTGATATGTAAATATGTTTCTTTTACTTGTTTAATGTAGGATGT